GTCCGCAACCTAAATCATAACTGACCCCGCCAGCAGCCAATTCACGTGCCTTTGATTGTAATTCGTCATAGAGTTCAGGTGATACAATAAATGAGTCATCGCCATTAATGACTTGTTGCAGTTGTGTTTCAATAAGTAATTCGTCATAGAGTTGTTCTTCGGTCTTACTTTGATTCTTTGCGAGTGTGCCATAGAAGTTGTCCATAACAGCACTTAGGAGTTCTTTTTTATTTATGAGTTCGGTATCATCAATATATGAGGTGAAAAATTCTCCAATTGTCATGCTTCCAGTAAATGAGGGTCTTATTTGAAAACTATCACTGGATTCAATATATTTCATCGACATACTGTTATAATCTTCCCAATCACCAGCATTTAGAACCGCATCATATCCCGTCCCATTAAAACTATTGGTGGGATTACCATAAATCAAATTACCTTCAGCACTATTTGGGTTAACTTTAAATTTACCGCCAACATCAATTGTTTTTACTGGCACAGTAATGCCGTTATCCATGAAAGTACTCGGTAAAACTTGGTCAGCATTTGGTAAAACAAATTGTTTTTTCAACATTGTTTTGAGTTGAGGTTCGATTTCATCAACAAGGTTACCAAACATGCCACCGACTGCTTCCTTCACAGCTTCAGTACCTGCAACGGTTTTCAGGACATCAAGTATAAACGGCACAATATCATCCTTATTGTTAATCGATGGGAATAGGTCGGTCTGCAACGCATTCTCACCTTGTTCCATTAAGGAAGTATATGAACCAATGGTCGTAAAAACACTTCTTTTTTGGTCGGCTAAACTCATTATTTATTTTCTTTTGCCTTTTTTTCTACTTCTTCTTCAACGAATTTCAATAATTCATTTCTTCTGTCGGTGCTTACCACACCAGTTTCATCAGAACTTGCATTTCCACCTGAAATACTTCCACCAGTACTTTTGTTATCGAACACCACTTCTTTCAAATAACGAAGTAATATAATTTTTTGGTCAACGTTCTTTGCTTCAGCAGCAATTAACTTGACGATTTGGTCACCAATTGCAGCAACTTCACCATTCTCCTTAACTTTGGTCTCCCACTTGTTGAACAGTCTGGTAATTTTTGCTTTTTGATTGTGACTATCTTCATAAATCTCTTGAAGTAGTTTATTTACACTGTCTTCAGTAAATTCTAATCGTTTTCGTTTTGGGCGAGCCATAATTTCTTGTTTTTTCTTTTTTTATTATTAATAATATCACTAACATGTGATGGATGTATATTATATCTTTTTGCTAAGATACATTGTTTTACATTAGTTGTTTTGTACTCAATTCTAATATTATTTACATCATCATCGGTTAATTTTCTTTGATGATTATTTAAACCAATACTATATTTTGCATCTTCGGTATGTTTTCTATTATAAAAATTATTCCCTTTACCTGACATTCTTTTTCTCTTTTCTTCAATCCCTTTAGTGTGTTTAGCACCTAAATTGTTCTTGGCTCTGGGGCAAATATTATAACCGAACTTATCGTTATATGATTTATATATATCTATATATTTTTGTTCGACAATTATTAAATCATCATAATTTCCAACAATTTCCAACACACCAAAGATAAATACATCTTCACCATATTTCTTCCACGCCCTTTGAAGATGAATGGAATGGTGTTTATTATTTCGTAATTGGTGCTTATGATGCGATATTCTGTCAATTAATCTTCTTGCACTCCCAACATATACTTTACCATCAAAAATATTTTTTATTAAATAAATTCCACCATCGTTTACTTTTACACCTAATATGCTCGGTCTTGCCATGTTTATAGTTTTAGTACATATAAATACGGGTTTTTTTATTTCCTAATCTTCAATGTAATCAATTTTTTCTATAAAATAGATTTCTTTAAACGGCTTAATTCCGATTCGAATCTCTTTTGTGCTTAACCCTGTTTGTTCTTTCAGATATAACAGAATCTTGTTCTTCGCAAACTTATTGGTTACACGTTTTTCGTATTTACCTTCAGGACTGTCTTCCATAAACAAAACCTGCCAATTTTTCAACACATTGATAATAGCATCTCCAACCAATATTTCGTTCTTTTTTATTGTAGGGTCATTTTCTATTCGGTCATCGATTTTTTCAACCACGGCATTAATAAGCCTTTCGAGTTGGTGTTGTTGTTCCATTTCCATCTCGTATGTGTATTCGATGTTTTCATTGATTTCATCAACATAGTCATCGAAACTCAAATTAATTTTCTTTTCAGTATAACTTTTCTTACTGTGGTCTTTATAATAGTTTCTAATGATTGTCTGACAATAACTAAATGCCCGTGAATTGAATAGCCTGTATTTGTGTCCGTCACCACTATTAATTAACTCATTTATCTTATCTTCAGCGTCTTCAAAGAAAAAGAATCGGAATTCCAGAGGTAATTTGTCCCATTTTTCGTTCTGGGGATTTTTGCGTTCAATAATAAATGGTCTGTATTTAACCATATGGTCAACCAAGTGTGTTAAGGCATTTTGTTCTACTTCATCCATATCGTAATTACCAATATGTATGGGATACCTTCTCAAAATTGATTGAATCATTTTACGGAACGGCTCAATTAATATCTCGTTATAAAGTCTGTTCTTTACTTCCAGCGAATCTGAAAGAACATAATCTAAAACGGCTTGTTCTTCTCTCGCAGCAAAATACTGCGTAGTTTTCTCAACTTTCTTCATTCATAGTTCTATGAAATAAAGTTATTGGGCAACTACTTTTTGAAGTTTACTTAAATCAATTGGTCTGTCATTCATGAAATTCGATTCTTTTGTCGCTGTCTCAAACCAGAATTTTCTTTCATCAATAGGCATTGATTTTAAATAACTATCAAATAAACTACCTTCACGTGTCGCAAAATGTTTATAACCGATTTTAGGAATGCTGAAGATTTTACTGGCATTATTTAATGCTCTGAGTAGGAATTCGTACATAAAGGTCAATTTAATGTTCGCCTTATACCCACCAAGATTCTTAAACTCAGATGTTTTTATAACAGCACCACTTAATTTGAAGTCAGTGTATTGTTTCAAAGAATTCACATTTAAATAACCCATTTCACCGTTCTCACCAACAAATTGTTGTGCCCAAACGGTTTCATTAGTTAATTTAATGCCCTCATTTTTTTCGTTGACCTCTATCATCAGAGTCAGGAAAATATCGATTTCAGGGTAACTTTCAATGTATTTACCCGCATTCTTGAAATATGTCGCAGCATATTCATCATCGAACTCAAGTACCGAGAAATATTCGGTAGTTACGGCTTCAACACCAAGATTTACTTGCGACTGATAGTCAGTTGCGCCTTCATTTTTTACTAAAACAAAGTTATTGTCGGTAACACCACTGGTTTGATATTTTCGAATCATTGAATCTTTTAATCCAACAACGGCTACATCAAGCTCTGGTGGGTATACTAAAAGCATCTGTGGAAGCTCATCGAGTTCTTCCTGTCTGATAACGCTTTCAATAGATTTTGTCACGAAGAATGATAACTCATCGTTGTATTCGTGAATTGGAATTATTATTGAAATATTCATTTTATATTTATTTAAATTTCTTATTATTTTTCTTCGACTGGTTCTGGTTGAGCAAGCGCACCTTCTAATAGTGTGATTCTTTTCTTAGCGAGGTCGCTATAGATTTCAACCAATCTGGTTTCGCTATCGGTCTGATTATATTTTGACGCAACGCTTTCCATGATATCATATAATTCTGGAGATATTGCGTCATCCAAGAATTTCACCAGCACGTCACCTGTCAATACTGGCAGGTCATAATAGTTTTCAGTCCAGACTCCCGCACCCTCAACTACTTTAATTGCCACACCATTCTCATCTCTTTCAATCATATATTCTGGCATGATATCGGGTTTCAAACAAATAGGAATTGTACCAGATTTCATGCATTCCAGTGGGAATGTTCCGAAACTCGCAATCCTGTCAATCCAAATCGCAGCAAAATTCTCTCGAAGACGTTTTGCGAAATCAACCCTACGCATTGGTTGTGGTGGTTTACTCTTAGTCACCATTGGGTCAAACGTTACCCAATTATATTGTGGATATTTACTAAAGAATAACTTCACGAATTTCGAGATTTCGTTTGCGTTCCTACCAATAACTGAAATCACTGGTTTTTGGGGTACAGCACTTCTTTCGAAATACTCAGGAATTCCAATATTATAGGTTTTAATATCATATTTTCCTACACCATAAAAGGTTTCGAGCCATTCTTTGAGACTTTGTGAAGTCGTGATAACGTCTTGGATGCCGAAAGACTGCCAATCCGTCCCCGGGATTAATGCACTTGTCATATAATCAACCGATTGTAATAATCCAACCCTCATACAAGGTAGATTTTTAGTCTGTTCCATTACGTTGGAGTAGACTTCAGGGATGACCATGATGTCTTCTGGTCCGACCTGAAGTTTCGGGTCTGCCATTGACATATGTACGTGGTCAGTAAGTTCTTTTTCAATCCATGCTGGTGCGACATAATCACCTTTCTCAACCATGATGATTACGTTATAACCCAGATTTTTTACAACTGTTGCATGAAAATATACTTCATAAACACTTGCAACAGGACTCTGTGATTCTGGTACAACGAATAGGAATTTTGATTTCTTATTCACCAGTTTATCGAGACTTGCTTTAATCTTCTCGATTTTTTCTATTTCAGCCTGTTCTGCTGATATTTTTAATTCTTCACTCATTTTTATTTAGTTTTATATTTAATTATTTTTTGAAAATCTTTATTCTCGATTAAATCAACGATTTGCATCGCATCTAATGTTCCAGATTTTAATTCTTCGTTATATGGTCGCCTTAATTTGATGAGTTTCTTACCCCAAGGCACACCGAGTTTCAGAATTTCTGGGTCGGTTGTAATTAGAACATCAACGTGTTTCCACATATCAACGGCTTTATCCAGAAATTTATAATCATTGAACCTGCTCTGCACCTTACTCAAAAAGAAAAGTGTGGGTGGTATGCTGAAACGGTTTTCAACTGACATTACCGTAAAATCTGCGGTATCACGATATTTATCAAAAAACTTGTTAATATCTAAGTCCAGTTGCGGATACATTTTTGGTGCTGCGCCATGAATTTCAAATAAAAAGTCTTGATACATGAATCTGTTATAAACTTCCTTTGCTGTCAATTCGATAGTTTCTTCGGGTTTAAATAAAAACGAATCGGCATCTGCCTCACCTTTTTCATCGACTTGATAATGCACTGGATTAATATCATCTGGCATGTCTTCGGGTTCTTTCAATTCTTTGATTTTTTCCACGGTGTCTTCCCAAGAATACGCTCCAAAAAAATCATACACATATGGCTGTTCTTCTGGAATCCCTTCTTCTCCGAATTCCTGCGCATAAAATCTGTCGAATTGTAGCCATCTGGCTCTTAATATTTCGTTGACATCTATGCCAACCCTTAATTTACCCATTTTTCTCTTCTTTTAATTGCTCCAATTGATGTTGGAGATTCTCACTTAATTTTTTCATCATTTCGGTATGCTCCTTAACCAAATCGGCATCCGTAATGTATTTTGGATTGATACATTCAATCCTTGTGTCTGGTGCTTGTGTCGGAATCACGATAATTTCACCCTTGATGTTTTCAGGGGCAATTCTTTTCGAGATTTCAGTAACGAAATATCCGATATCTTCCATTCGAATGCCTTGTACTCCAACATATAACACATATATTTTAGGTTCTTCAGTCATGTAATTGTAGTTTTTTACCATTTCCATTCCCATTGGTTGGATTGGCTTCTATGTAATCATTATATTGCTTTTCTATGATGTTTATTAGCGGATTTCTGACGTTCGTATCCTCTTCTGACATCCTAACTACTCCGATGTTAGAAATGCCGTCAAATAGCTCTAAAAGTACCTTCAGGGAACTCTCATTCTTGTTTTTAATGTCAATCTGATTGATGTCGCCAAGCACAAGTAATTTACAGTTACTACCGATTCTCGTCAGTAATGTTCTGGAGTTATCAAAAGTCACGTTTTGCATTTCATCGGCAATAATAATACAGTCATCAAGACTCGAACCCCTGATATATG